AGCAGTGATTTTGCTCAACTGCTTTCTCGCCTGACTGAACTTGAAGCAACTGCTGATGCTGATGTTCCTCGTCTTCTCACCGCCGCTCTTGGGATGAGTGCTGAAGCAGGTGAGTTTACTGAAGTGGTGAAAAAGATTTTCCTTCAAGGCAAACCTTATAGTGAAGAAAATGCTTTTCATTTGAAGCGTGAACTTGGAGACATCTGTTGGTATCTGTCTCAAGCATTTATGGCTCTTGATACTAATTTTGAAGAAATTCTCAAGATGAACTATGAGAAGCTGAGTGCTCGTTATCCTGAAGGAACCTTTGATGTTTATCGTAGCGAGAATCGTGTGGAGGGTGATCTATGACTGAAACAACTTGGCCGTATAACCACCGTCACTCTTCTGAACTCTGGGACATTACTGCTGAAATTCTTACAGAACTTTCACGAAGAGACGAAGTTGAGTATCGCGTAAAAGCAACACCAGAATCTGTAAAACAAAAACTGGAGGCACTATGAGTAAGGAAAAACAAGTAACAATTAAAATGGATGCTCGTGCTGCAGCAGCAGTTCGTCAAGTTCTTTATGATGCACAAAAAGGATATACTTATGATGAGTTAAGTATTCCTCCTCGTATTGCTGATATTCGTGGAGTTATTCAAGATCTTGATGATAATATTGGTGCCGCTCTTGGTGTTTGACCCCACGGGGTCTTTTTTTATAAATATCTAAAAAGCATTTATAAAAATGGAAATCTACGATATCGTTCTTTCACATCTTCTTGACGAAGGTTATGCTGAAACTGAAGAGTCTGCAATTGCTATTATGGCAAATATGAGCGAAGAGTGGAGAGAGAGTATTGTTGAAGCAGAAGTTCTTGCTATGAAAGGTGGAGTTCCTGGTGCAGTAAAAGTTAAACCCTCATTAAGTATTCCTGGAACTAGTATTGGTATTGGACCTAATAAGCCAGTTCCTGGAACCTTCACTACCACAACTGCTGGACAGAAAGAAAAAATTAAGCAAGGTGATACTCATATTGATACTGGTGCTGGTGGTATGAAATCTAGAGTTGGTGCTGGACCAACTTCCACTGAAAGAACAAGATATAATAGACAAGCACTTCAAACTGGTGCAAAACCTATGTCTCGCTGATAAATGAATTTTTCCGAGTGGAGAAGACTTCAGAGAAATACAGAGATGTTTAAAATCTCTGAAGTCTTTGTTGCGGAAGGAATAAGTAAGGAGCATTTTGAAAATATCGTTCATACATTTATTCCTTTTGTGAAAAAAGAACTTAAGATAAAAGATCTTCCAAAAATTCAATTTGTTGATGATCCAAAGTTTGCGAGAAAAATTGCAGCATTTGGTCAGATTAAAGATAATCAAATTATGATTAGTACTTTGAATAGACATACGATGGATATTTTGAGAACATTAGCACACGAACTTGCCCATTATCGTCAGCATATAAAAGGTGTGAATGGAAGTGGACGCGCAGGAGCACCAACTGAAAATGAAGCAAACAGACTTGCAGGAACAATCATAAGAAAGTTTGGTGAGAAACATCCTAGTTTATTTGCGACTTCTGCTGTAATGGAAGCAAGAAAGAAGAAAAAGAAAACAATGCATAGTGATTATGAGCATTATCCAATGGAATTGACTTGATTTATAAATAACTTTATTAGAACTTTAAATTTATAAAAAAATGGATCCTAAAATTCTGAGAGAAGCAGCTCTTGCATACCAAGCAGTTTATGACGAAGATCTGCGTCAGGAAATTGAAGAGCAGCAAGACTTTGAGAACTGGGTAAATTCACTTGTAGAAGAAGGTTATGACCTGAGTGAGTATACCTGGAAAGAATTGTATGAGGATTATGGAAATATTGGTGGGATGCTAAGAGGTGCGGGAAGAGCGATACAAGGAGCTTTATCTGGGGGATATGGTGGTGTTAAAATCAATAAGCCAACATCTCCCGGTCAGTCCGGTAGATATGCTGCCCCATCTCAACAGGTAAGAACTCCTGCTGCTCCCACAGCACCTAAACAGCAAGCACCAGCAGCAAGACCAGCAGCAACTACTCCTGCTTCTAGACCTTCTGGTGGTTCTTCTGCCACTGCAGCAAGACCAGCAGCAGCGGCACCAACTGCAAAACCAGCATCAACTGCATCAACTCCAGCAAAGCCAGCACCTGGAACAAAAGCAGCGGGTCCTGAGTCTATTAAACCAAAGACTCCAAATCCTTTAATGCAGAAGACATTTGGATATCAAACAGGAAAGGCTCCTGACCAAGTTGCTAAATCTCCGTCGCCAGCTCCAGCAGCAACTCCAACTCCTGCAAAGAGACCTATGGGTTCGGTAAAACCAGGAAGCCTTGTTTCAAGCTTTGATATGTTTGACCTTGTAAAAGGTTATTTGATTGGTGAAGGATATGCTGATACTGAAGATGCAGCAATCTCAATTATGGCGAGTATGAGCGAAGATTGGAAAACTGCTATTATTGCAGAAGCAAGAGCAGAAGGAGTAAAAGCATATCGTCCAAATCCAACTCAAGCAGAAGTGAGAGCAGATGCTGCAAAAGCAGAAAAGAAGAGAAAAGACGCAGGTAAGGATAAATCTGGTTATGGTCCAGAAGATAAGTTTAAGGATTGGAAAGACAGAGCAACCCCAGCTTCAACACTCAAGAGAAAAGGTGGAGAAACTGAAACCGTTTCGCAAAGAATGAATCGTGAAAAGCCTTATGGTAAGAGAATGACTGGTCAAATGGCGAGAGAGTATGGAAGTCGTCACGCTGCAGAAGTCACCCGCGTTGTAAAAGGTGCTGGTGAACCACAGGCAGTTACTTACCCAAGAAAAGGTAGAGACGAAAAGAAAAAAGTTTCTAAGGAAATCGTTCGTAAGGAAGATCTAGAACTTTACAATTACATTCTTTCGCATCTTCTTGATGAAGGTTATGCTAGTGATGTAGAAACCGCAGAAGGAATTATTGAAAATATGAGTGATGAGTGGATTATGAGTATTCTTGGTTGAGTTAATTCTAAAATTTGATACTAAGGAAGGTTAATCCCCTTCCTTTTTTTGTCTAAATAATCAAAAAAAGTATGCCTTTACCTTCACTTGCAGGAAATCAATACGAGCAAAGTATTAGAAGAAAACTAAAAACAGTATATCCAAATATACCCTTAACTGCTGGATTTGGTAGTGGACCTGATTTAACCATTCCTGCTGCTCAGCAAAGTAATTTAGGTCAAACGTTAAAAGTTGAAATTAAAACTACGACCGGATCTGACTTTGGACAAAGATCAATAACATTTCAAGGATCATCTTGGATTCAAAAATCTAACGCAAAAGATAATCCAAGACACATATCTCTTTATAATTATCTTTTTAATACTTTCAATCTTTCCAATAAAATTCAATCTGCTTGGTCTTTACCAGATAACACTATAACTGCAAAAGATTTGCAAATATTAGTTGAAACTAATCAAATTAATGAGGTTCTTTATTATGAAAAATTATATCAGAAGGCTACTAAGCAAAGAAATCCTTTTCCTCAAGTAACATTACTCTCTGGAAAAACGGTTTTAGATGCTATAACAACTTTTTATAATTCAAAAGGAGTTTATTATATTCAAATAAAAGGAAGTGGATTTTATATTCTTGGGGATGATGCAAAGAACTTAAATTCTTTACTTGGGATTAGAATACCTACATTTAATCCCTCAAATGCAAAATTGGTTCTTCGGGGAAAACCAAGTATTTCTGGAAGAACTTATAGACCAGTTTTAGCATTTAAATCTTCTTCAGTCGCTCCTAGTGCATATAAATTAGATAGTTCTAGTTTTATTTCTTTACTGCACAGTAAATTTTAAAGATAAATATATATAAAAACCATATAGAATGAAAAGTTTTTCCAGATTTTTATTAGAAGCAAAAGAAACCCGTGCATCCGAACAGGCCAAGAAACTTGGATTGGTTGGTGACGGGCACGGAGATTGGTACAGTGCTCAGGGAGAATTTGTTGCAAAAACTGTAAATGGGCAATTAAAATTTTTTAATAAAGGTGAAAGAGTAGGGCAAAGAGATATTCCACCTAAAGCAGGAGCAGCAAGACCACAACCAACTCCTGGACAAATACAACCCCAAGCAGCACCACAACTTCCTCAGCAACAACCTGATTTAAAATCAGCAGAGGATATGCCGCAAGAAGGTGATTTCTTAACTGTTGTGTTTGGAAAGTTTAATCCCCCAACAAAAGAACATAAAAAACTTTTCTCTGAAGCTGATAGAATTGCTATGGGTGGAGAGATTAGAATTTATCCTTCAAGATCTCAGGACCCAAAGAAAAATCCATTAAATCCAAATAGAAAGATTGCTTATATTAAAAAAATGTTTCCTGAGGTTGCTGAGGAAATAGTAAACAACCCAGAAATGAAAAGTATATTTGATGTATTATTAGCAGCAAATGAAGATGGATATGTAAACGTAAATATTGTTGTCGGTTCTGATCGTCAGGCGGAAATACAAAATTTAGCAAATAAGTACAATGGAAAATATTATCAATTTACTGAAATAAGAGTTATTCCTACAGGTAATTTTGACTCTGAAAAAGATCTATCTGGAATCTCTTCTGGTATGTTAAGAAAGGCAGCGGCGGATAATAATTTTAGAGAATTTAAAAGAGGAATGCCTAAAACTATGGACGAAAATGAATCCAAAAAATTATTTAATGAAATCCGAACTGCGATGGGATTTAAAACAAGTATGAAGGAAAATTATAATCTTTGGGAAATTGCACCAAAGCTTGATTTTAAAAATTTGAGAGAGAATTATATTCAAAATAAGATTTTTAAAAATGACGATATTGTAGAGAATATGAATACGGGATTAGTTGGAAAGGTAATTCGTAGAGGAACTAATTACTTAATCTGTGTGACGGAAGATGATATTATGTTTAAGTCTTGGATTAAAGACCTAAGAGAATACACTGAAGTTAAGATGGATAGTCCAATGAGAGATGCAAAACACCCAAATACTCTTGTTGGAACAACTGGAGCATTTAAACATTATGCTTCTTTAACACCTGGAGCAATTGGTACTAATGAAAAGTATCTTCAGGTTGGTGGTAAGGCATACGGCATCAATTTCATAAATAAGTATAAAGCAAAAAAAGCAAGTACTTGTTAAGATGACTAATAATCACGTAAAGGATATTTCCAGAATTTATCTGGAGCAAATTTCTATTTCTGAAGCAGTTGATCAAGATAGTGATGGTGATAATGATTTTGCTGATGTTAGAATTGCAAGAATGATAGCTTCTGGTGTTCCCAAAGAAGTTGCAGTACAAAAAACAAAAAATAAGTTATATAATAAAAAAACAAAATCAGTAAAAGAAGCATTAATTGGTAGACAAACTGAAATTGATGCAAATAAAAACAATAAGATTGATGCCCAAGACTTTAAAATTCTTCGTTCTTCTAAAAAGAAAAAAATAAAAGAAGGTTTTTCAAATTGGAGAGAAGATCTTATTGAAGTTGTAGGTAAAATTGAGGGTAAGGATGGGAAAGAACCAAAAGTAACAGAGAAGCAAGTTAATAATAAAGTTAATATTAATCCAAAACTTGATCTTGGAGAGGCAATTGAAGATCTTGGTGGTGAACTTCTTGAAATGATTGAGATTGAAAATTTTGAAGGAGTTTTTGATGAACTTTCAGAATCCGAAATCTTCTTACTTTCTGATGAATTAATTGAAGAAGTAGTAGAAGAATTTTTCTATGATTGTATTCAAGAAGGTTATGATATTGAAGAAATTGAAAATCAATTATTAGAGTCTATTGAAATTTCTTCTTCGCTTTTAATAGAAGAAGATAGTGTTAAGAGTGATAGACTTGAAAAGGTTAGAGGTGCTGTAAAGAGAGTTGGTAAAGCACTTGCTCGTGGAGTGGGATATGCTGCCGGTGCTGCTGTAAGAGGAGTAAAGGCACTAGGTAGAGAAGTTAAATCTGGGTATTCAAGAGGAAGACACGGTGCATCTTCTGGAGAAGATTCTGGATCTGCTTCATCAAGAGAGTCTCAAACTACTTCTACTGGTGGAGGAGATAGTGAGGATTCTGGTGAGAAAAAACCAGGACTATTATCAAGGATCGGTTCAAAATTAAAGAGAGGTCTTGCAAAGGCTGCAAGAGCAGTTTCCAGAGGAGCAAGAAATGTTGCTCGTAGAATGGAAGATAAAGGTAAAAAAGCAGAAGCGCCAAAGGCCAAACCTAAAAAAGAAGAAAAACCTGCATCAAAACCTCAAGCAAAAACTACAAGTTCTTCTAGTAGTGTTAATTTGGATAATCCGCAAGGATCTGCAACTTATCGCGGAACTGGTTATGAAAAAGGTGATGTATCTTTGAAGGGACCACAAAAAACAAGTTCTCAAACAAAACCTCAAGCAAAAACTACAACTATACCTGCACCAACATCAAAAAAAGAAAGAAAAAAAATATACCAGGATGTTCTAGCTGATGTTTCTGGTGTATCTGATGCTGAAAGAAGAGCAGCTGCTGCTAAAAGAAAAAAAGAGCAAGATGTAAATGAAGACTATTATGATCTTGCAACAAAATCAGTAAAATCAGGAAAACCTGGAGAAGATCAAAAAAGAACGATTGAAAAGTTAGCAAAAACTGCAACAACAAAGAAAAAGAAAAGAACACCAGTAGGAACTGCTAGAAGAGGTGGTGGTTCTTTTAAACCATCATCCCCAGAAGAAGCAAAAGCAGATAAAAAGTCTTGGGGCGATTATTGGAGCACTGCCGCAAAAGGATATAAAGAAGAATATGTAAATGAAAAGACTTTAACTTCTGCTGAGACTAAAGAAAAGGAAAGACTTGTAAAGTCAATGAAAGGCAAAGCAGCAGACTTTGAAAAGAGATATCCTGGTCGTGGTAAAGAAGTTATGTATGCTACTGCAACCAAAATGGCTAAAAGGATTGCAGAAAATTTTATTGATGAAGCAAAACTTCCAAGATCTGAGAAACAAGGAAAGAAGCAGAGACAATCAAAAACTTTAAAATTGACTGATTGTGATGATTGCACTCACGATCAAAGACATCCAGATGCTGCTAAAATTCACGTTGTAAATCCAAAAGGTGAAAAAACTCATTCATTAACTCCAGGAGAATTTGCTAAGCATCAACTTCCTAGCGGACATAGGTATGGATTTGACGAGTTCAGAAAAACTAAAATTGTTAAAGATACGACTAAACCAAATAAAAGAGTAGTTGGTTATTTAAATCGTGAAGACTATTCTGTAATTGATGAAAGGATTAGAAGGTATCCAGAGCAAAGAGGTGTTACTGCTCGTGGTTCTATGGATGATAATCGTGGATTTACTCAAGATATGAAATCTAGGATTGGAGTAAAGAATCTTAAAGCAGTCCACTTTGTGGGTGATATTAAAACTGGATCTGGTCCAGAAAAAAAAGCAAAAGTTGCTAAGCAAATTGTAAGTAAGCGTCCTGATGCTAAGGAAGTTCATTTTGTTGATGATCATCCAGGAAATGTAAAAGCAGTCGCTGATACTCTTGCTAAACCAGGAAAAACTGTAAAAGGTAAAGTTGGTAGAACAAGAGAAACTGGACCAAAGGTTAAGGGTTTTGTTGCAAAACCTGCTACAAAATCAAAAGGTACTGTTAAGGCAGGAGAAGTGGTTCCCGTGAGATTGGGCGGTGAAGGTAGAGAGGGTAATAGAGGAATTCGTTCAGGTACATCTCCTTCTAAATCCCCAAAAGAAACGCAGCGTAGAAGAAAGCAACAAAGAATGGGAGAAGAGTTTGATAATCTCTAAATAGATTAGGATACTCTTATAGGAGGACATTATGGGAGCACTAGTAGGGGCTGTAAGACCAATTCTTCTTTCCGCGCTTAAGTCTTGTCATACAAAAAGACTTGTATGTGAACTCATTGATCGTTATGTGGATATGACTGATAATGATATTGATAATGTTCTTGCAGAAACTGTAAAAAAAGCACTTCTTAGAGATTGTAAGTGATAAGTTGCTTATTAACTAATTTTGGATTTACTCTATTTCTTGCTTTAGGATGGGGAGTTTCGGAATGGTTAGGGCAGAATGAAAAAATAAAAGCAAATAGCGTATATCAATTTTCTAAAAATATATTAAAAGTACTTTTAGAAAAGAAATAGAGATCCTTTTTTAGGGTCTCTGTTTTTTATAAATATTTCTACGAATAAAATTAGTAAAGGTAAAAAGAATGGCACTCTGGGGAATTTCCACAACTACTGAAACAGCTGCTAATAATTATGCTATTCCCAAGTATCAGCATAGTGTAGATCGCAACAGAAGTCCTTGGAACACTTTTGCGGATGTTCGTGGTTGGATCCAAAGACATTATGGAACTACAGAAAATTCTGGTCTTTCTTCTAGTTATTATGATGAAGTTTTAATTCCTGTTGCGGGATTAAATACTGGAACTGATTCTCCAGGAAATGGTGCAAATAACACTGGTATTGGAAGTGCTACTCCAGTTGCCGTTTTCTTTGAAGATCCAAATAAAGCATCTCCTATTTCAATCGGTGCAGGTGGAACAACAGGAATTGGAACTGGAACAACTGGATATGTTCACGTTGTTTGGAACGAAAATGTATATTGTAGTGCAGGCGCAACAGTTAGAATTCTACGCTCTACAGGAGCTGCATTAATTGGTACTGCATCTTCTACAGGTGCTGCTGTTATGAACTATACAAATGCAAATGGATATGTTCAACAGACATTTAATGGACAAATTTCTAACAGAATTGCCTTTGCTTTCCCAGTTCCTAACACTGGAATCGGAACTGTTCTTTCAATTGATTTAGGTGCTGGTGTAGTTGGTACTGTTACAGATTTCTCTGGTGGCGGTACGGTCACAAAAACTCTATCTTCCGATTTGATTTGTAACGTTGGTGGAGCAGGAACTTATCTTTCTGGTGTTGGAATTGGTACTACGACATTAACAATTAAAGCTTGATATGATTTTCAATGAATTGAATGAGGATAATTTCCTATTATTTGCAATTAAACATTATGAAAACCCACAAGCGGTGACGAAAGAAGATTTTGAAAAAGATCTTAATCATTTTAAATATATTAAAAGGTTGTTAAAAAGATATAAAAGAGAAGGTGAATTAAAAACTCATCTTCTCTTAAATCATTTTATTATTCTTTATAATATTTTTGGTGAAGCGACAACTCCTATGTTGTTTTTTAAAATTGAAAATGATTTGTGGTCTTCTTTAAAAAGTTTTATAATATTTCTTGGAAGATTTCCAGAATATCCAAAAACAAGAATACACGATATTCCAGTTGACATAAATTGTTTATCAGAACTGCAAAAAATCTATCATGGAAAAGAAGAAGATTGATAAGGTTATTGAGGCATTTCGTAATTATATAAATTTGAAAGAAGAGATGATGACAACTCAAAGTTCTGCAGGCAAACCTGGACTTAGTTCTGATGCTGATGACAGAGGACCGGTTGCTGGTAGAAGTCCCAAAATGTTTCTTTTAGCAAGAAAGTTTGTTAAAACATATGCAAAAGGTGGACCTGGATCTCGTAAAAAATGGTTGGATTATTTAAAAAATAAATAATATTAATACTACTTTAGATATTTGTTTGTTGTATAAGGGTAGTTAACAAACAAAATTTTTTAAACAAATGTTTACTCAAGGTTCTAAAATAGCTGTTCTTGAATCTAAACTTGCTATGTATGAAGATCTTTCTAGAGAAATGTTACAGAAGTTGGAAACTGCTGTAGATAAAATTTCTGAAGGAAATAATCATATAGCAAATATTTTAACTAAGCATGATGAGAGAATAGATCAAAATTATAAGACGGACCAGTTAATTCTTAAGATGGTTGATGAGTTAAAGGATGAAAATAAGGAACACTGTAATATTGTAGGAAAAAGAATTGATAAACTTGAAGATGATGTTCAGGAAATAGCTAAAATAAAATGGATGACAATTGGGTGTGGAATTGTTTTGGCGGCTTTAGTTGCAGCATTTTCTTCTTTACTTTCTGGATGGTGGACGCCATCAGAAATGCAAATGCAGAGACAAGGACACTTACACCAACAAAACGTTGAAGATCAATAAATAATTCAGTGTTGGCACGGGATGCCAATGAAAACTAAAAATCAGGCAACACTGTATTCTCTTCAGAGAATTACAAATTCGGTCGTAAAATGGACGGGACTTATGACCGCTTTGTGTCTTGACAAGACGAGGTAATCTGATAGAATAGGTAAACGCCTCAGTATATCGTTATGGATTTTGTTGATGTTAAATACATCAATTTGATTTCTTCTAGATTTCAAAAGTTTAAAAAAGTTAAACATAATCTCTACAATTTTCGTTGTCCAATTTGTGGAGACTCACAAAAAAATAAAAATAAAGCAAGAGGATATCTGTATCAAGTAAAAAATAATACAAATTTTAAGTGCCATAATTGTGGACTTAACATATCCTTTAATAATTTTCTAAAACAAATTGATACAACAATTCATAAGCAATATGTCTTTGAAAAGTTTAAAGAAGGGCATTCTGGCAAAAACTTTACTGTAGAGAAACCAGAATTTAAATTTGAAATTCCAAAGTTTAATCCTAAATTAGATTTACCTAAGGCATCAACAAATCTTGCTGCAAAAAAATATCTTGAAAGTAGAAAATTAAACTCAGATAACTATTATTACACTGAAAAATTTAAGGAGTGGACTAATTCTCTTCGACCAACATTCGACAGTACGGATAAAGATGAACCGAGGATTATTATTCCTCTGTTTTATCAAAATAAGTTAGTCGGATTTCAGGGAAGAGCACTTGGTCTTAGTAAAGTAAAGTATATTACTATAATGCTTGATGATGACGCACCAAAAATCTACGGTCTTGATAAAGTACAAAAAGACAAAACTATTTACATCACAGAAGGTCCATTCGACTCAACTTTCATTCGCAACGCGATTGCTCTTTGTGGAGCTGATGGTGATGTTAGTCAGTTCGGTATTAGCGATTTTGTTTGGATTTATGATAACGAACCACGTAATGCAGAAATCCACAATCGAATCACAAAAGTTATTGATCGTGGAGAAAAAATAGTTATTTGGCCAAATTCAATAAAAGAAAAGGACATTAATGAAATGGTATTGTCTGGACTGAATGTTCAGTCTGTGATAGAATCAAATACTTATTCTGGATTAGAAGCAAAACTTAAGTTTACTACTTGGAAGAAAATATGAGCAACGGAACAAAAGTCATTAAGAGAAATGGTCGTGTAGAAACACTTGACCTTGAAAAGATGCATGTAATGGTTGAAGAAGCGTGTAGGGGTCTTGCAGGGGTCTCTGCAAGTCAAGTTGAGATGACTTCGGGCATTCAATTTTATGATGGCATTACGACAGCAGAGATTCAAGAAATTTTAATTCGTTCTGCTTCAGATTTGATTGATCTTGATCATCCCAATTATCAGTATGTTGCTGCTCGTCTGCTTCTTTTTGCAGTGCGAAAGCAACTTTATGGAAAGATGAAAGAACTTCCTCATCTTGAGCAGCATATTTATACTTGCGTAAATGCTGAAGTATATGATAATGATATTTACAGCAAATATTCAAAGGAAGAAATTGGCAAAGCTAATTCGTATATTGATCATGACCGTGACTATTTGTTCACTTATGCAGGTTTACGTCAGGTCGTTGACAAGTATCTTGTGCAAGACAGGAGTTCTGGTGGAGTATATGAAACACCGCAATTCATGTATATGATGATTGCTCTGACAATCTTTGCAGAGTATCCAAAAGAAACCCGAATGTCATATGTAAAGAGGTATTATGACGCAATCTCCAAACACAAAATCAACATTCCAACTCCCATCATGGCAGGAGTGCGAACGCCACTTCGACAATTTGCTAGTTGTGTTCTTGTTGATGTTGATGACACCCTCGATTCTATCTTTAGCTCTGATATGGCTATTGGTCGATACGTTGCACAACGCGCGGGTATCGGGATCAACGCAGGTCGCATCAGGGGTATCAACAGTAAAATCAGAGGTGGAGAAGTTCAACACACTGGTGTTGTACCGTTTCTCAAAAAGTTTGAAGCGACTGTCAGATGTTGCACGCAAAATGGCATACGAGGTGGATCCGCGACAGTCCACTTTCCAATCTGGCACCAAGAAATAGAGGATATTCTAGTTCTTAAGAACAATAAAGGAACGGAAGACAATCGTGTTCGTAAACTTGATTACAGCATTCAAATTAGTAAACTCTTCTATGAGAGGTTTATTCAGGATGGTGAGATTACGCTTTTCTCCCCACATGATGTACCTGGACTCTATGATTCTTTTGGAACAGAAAGTTTTGATGATCTTTACGTTTCATATGAAAAAGATCCGACCATTCCGAAAAAAACTCTTAAAGCGCAAGAACTCATTCTTAACCTTCTCAAGGAACGTGCGGAAACGGGTCGTATCTACATTATGAATATTGATCATTGCAATTCTCATTCTTCTTTTAAAGATAAAGTGAATATGAGTAATCTTTGTCAGGAAATTACTCTTCCAACTGATCCAATTGAGCATATTGATGATCATTTAGGTGAAATTGCACTTTGTATTTTGTCTGCTGTTAATGTCGGTAAAGTAAAATCTGATGAAGAACTTGAAGATCTTTGTGACCTTTCCGTTCGCAGTCTTGATGAACTGATTGATTATCAAAGATACCCCGTAAAAGCAGCAGAGATTGCTACAAAAGCACGTAGATCACTTGGAGTTGGTTTTATTGGTCTTGCACACTACCTCGCAAAACTTGGGTTCAACTACGAATCTCAAGAAGCATGGGATGCAGTTCATGGACTTTCAGAATCTTTCCAATATTATTTGCTAAAAGCATCTAATCAACTTGCTAAAGAAAAGGGATATTGTGAGTATTTTGGGCGCACTAAGTATTCAGATGGAATTCTTCCAATTGATACTTATAAAAAAGACGTAGACGAAATTTCTTCTATTGAATATCAACATGACTGGGAATCTCTTAGAACATCCATCCTGGCTCACGGTCTTAGGCACTCAACACTGTCCGCACAGATGCCATCGGAGAGCAGTTCCGTTGTGTCAAACGCAACAAATGGAATCGAACCTCCCCGTGGATTCTTGTCCATTAAGAAATCCAAAAAAGGACCACTTAAGCAGATCGTTCCACAGTATCATACTCTTAAGAATGCTTATACGCTTCTTTGGGATATGCCTAGCAACACTGGTTATATTAATATTGTCTCTGTTATGCAAAAGTTCTTTGATCAAGCAATTTCTGGGAACTGGTCATATAACCCAGAAAATTATGAAAATAATGAAGTTCCTGTGTCAGTAATGGCAAATGACTTTTTGAACTGTTATCGTTATGGTTGGAAAACGGCATATTATCAAAATACTTATGATATTAAAACTGATGAAGTAGTTGAGGAAAAACCAAATCTACAATCACTCCTTCAAGAACTCTCTGGTGCTGAAGAGGAAGATTGCGAAAGTTGTAAAATTTGACGAAAGTGTAAAGACCTGTTATTATAAATAGTAATAGGTCTTTATTTTATCTTATGGAAGGTCGCATTTACAAAATAACTAATCAAGTTAATGGTAAGTTTTATGTTGGTATGACCAGAAAGAAATTGAAATACAGATTTAATAATCATTGTTATGATGCATTAATTAGAAACTCAAATTCTTATTTCCATAAAGCAATAAGAAAATATGGTAAAGAAAATTTTGTCATTGAAGAAGTTGAGGTATGTGAAAAAAATTTACCAGATAGAGAAGTATTTTGGATTTCTAAATTAAAACCAGATTACAACCAAACTATTGGTGGAGATAATGGAATTCTTGGATTTAGGCATACTGAAGAAACTAAAAACTTTCTTTCTGAAAAAAGAAAGGGAAAATATACTGGAGAAAAAAATCCTTTTTATGGGCAGCATCATACACAAAAAACTAAAGACAAACTAAGTAGAATGAGAAAAGGGCAACCATCTCCTTGTGGATTTGCTGGAAAATCACATAAAGAAGAAAGTAAATCTAAAACTTCTCAAACTCTTAGAAATAATCCAAATATAAAAAGAACCAAAGTATTTCAGTATGATATTGAAGGAAACTTTTTAAGAGAGTTTCAATCTATTAGTGATGCTGCTAAATTTGTAGGAACAACTCCTTCTAATATCAAATATACTTGTGAAGGAAAATTTAAACACTGCAAAGGATACAAGTGGAGTTATGAATAATTTTTATGTTTATTCTTATCTTCGTGAAGATAAGAGTCCATATTATATTGGAAAAGGTAGAGATAATAGATGCTTTGTAAAGGGGAAAAAGGAAAGTGTTAGTCCTCCAAGAGATAAAAACAGAATTAAAATAATTAAAAAAAATCTAACAGAACAAGAAGCATTTGAATTAGAAAAACTTTATATCCTAATGTTTGGTAGAAAAGATTTGGGGACGGGTATTCTTCGCAATCTTACTAATGGTGGTGATGGTGTAAGTGGATATATTGTTAGTGAAGGTGTTAGAGAAGCAAGAAGAAGGAATGGAAAAGTAATTGGAAACAAGAATGCACAATTAAAAAGAGGAGTTTGTTCTCTCACAAAAGAACAACGAGTAAAAAATGGAAATTATGTAAAAGAAAATGGACTTGGGATATTTTCACAAACCCCAGAACAAAAAAAAGAAAATGGTAAAAAAGCAGGACAAAAAGCAAAAGAACTTGGTCTTGGAATATTTGCTATGACTGCTGATGAAAGAAGTGCTGCTGGAAAAATAGGTGGTGCTAAAAACAGAGATAATAAAACTGGGATTTGTGGATTATCTTATGAGGAAAGGAGTGATTGGGGAAAAAAATGTAAAAAAGAAGGTATTGGAATATTCTCACAAGAATACTTAAAAGTTCGTAGTCAAATTTTAAGTGAACAAAATTCTGGTGAAAACAATCCTATGTATGGTAAAACCCATTCACCAGAAACAAGAGAAAAAATTAGAAAAAAAGCACTAGAGAGAAAAGATAAAAAAATATACAAATTGAAAAATCCAAATGGAGAAATAATTATCTTTGAAAACTTTAAAGAATTTTGTGATAAAAATGATTTAAATTCAGGAGGAGTTGGTAATGTTTTGCGTGGAAAATATATTCAACATAAGGGATGGACTTTACCAGAAACAATTCTAGAGAAAAAAATTTACACGATTAAAAGTCCAGATGGAAAAATTTATACCTTTGATAGTATAAAACAATTTTCAAAAGAACATAATATTAAATGTGGTCTTGATGCAGTTTTGCGTGGTGTAAGAAAATCTTGTTATGGGTGGACAAAACCATAAACTTGGAGTATGATAAAAACCAAATATTTTGGAGAGTTAAATAGAATGTGTGAGTTAAGTTCAGTAGAGGAGGGAGAGTGTGAATCCTGCGCAGTTTGATTTTAAAGTTTCTTCTATGGAAGACCAACAAACAAATATTAAAGGAATGACAGTATTTAATACTGAAAAAGTAGATAGCAAAAAGCAACCTATGTTTTTTGGTAAACCTCTTGGAATTCAAAGGTATGATTCATACAAATATCCTATTTTTGATAAACTGACTACTCAGCAACTTGGATACTTCTGGAGACCCGAAGAGGTGTCTCTCCAGAAGGATCGTGGAGATTATCAAACTCTTCGTCCTGAACAGAAGCATATCTATACTTCTAATTTGAAGTATCAGATTATGCTTGATTCTGTTCAGGGTCGTGGACCTGGTATGGCATTTATTCCATACTGTTCTCTTCCTGAATTGGAGGCTTGTATGGAAGTCTGGGGATTCATGGAAATGATTCACTCACGTTCATACACTTATATCATTAAGAACATTTATTCAGACCCTTCTGAGGTGTTTGATACAATTATTGGTGATGAACGTATTCTGGAACGTGCTAAGAGCGTTACAGAATCTTATGATGATTTCATTCAATCAGCGCAACAATATGGTGTGTCCGATACTTGGATGCATAGACTTGAAGGAGTCTCATACGCAAAGGAATCACTCAACGATGTCAAACGCAAACTGTACAGAGCAGTCGCAAACGTTAATATTCTTGAAGGTATTCGCTTCTACGTTAGTTTTGCTTGTAGTTTCGCCTTTGGTGAACTTAAGCTTATGGAAGGATCCGCTAAAATCATTTCTCTTATCGCAAGAGACGAAAACCAACACCTAGCACTTACTCAGAATATTCTGAATAAGTGGAGGGAAGGTGATGATCCCGAAATGAAACAGATTGCTAAAGAAGAGGAAGAATGGGTTTATAAAATGTTTGATCGTGCTGTAAACGAAGAAAAGAAATGGGCAGATTATCTGTTCAAAGATGGCAGCATGATTGGATTAAATGATAAACTTCTTCAGCAATATGTTGAATGGATTGCTAATCGTAGACTGAAAGCAATAGGACTTAAACCACAATACGATATTTCAGCAAACAATAATCCACTTCCTTGGACACAGCACTGGATTTCTTCCAAAGGTCTTCAGGTTGCTCCCCAGGAAACTGAGGTAGAATCTTATGTTGTAGGGGGCATTAAACAAGATGTTACCAAAAATACTTTCGCAGGATTCAAATTATGATGAATGGTGTGAAGAAGAGATTATGAATGCCTATAGAAAGGCAGCAGAATGTGATGAATTTATGTTTGGAGATTATGATTACTGTAAGGAATGGTTAGGTAAAAATACTAACGATGTTGCATAGATAGAGGAGGTCAACCCTCCTTTTTTTATGTCTAAAAATCAGCTTCTTAGAGAAGAATTTAAAGTTCGCGTTTTGAAATTAAAAGATAAACTTCATAAAGAACATATTAGACATGATATGGACATAAAGGGACTTGCCCATAAATATCTGAATGAAGTTCTTGACATTATTGATGAGTATAGATATTGACTACGAAAATCCTTGGATCTATAATGAGAATCCTTTTATAAGTCCTGATATTGGAGACCATTATGGATTTGTTTATTTAATTGAAAATAAACTAAATGGTAAAAAATATATTGGAAGAAAATACTTTTGGCAATTTAGAACACCAAAAGGTAAAAAAAGAAAGGTAAAATCAGAGTCCAACTGGAAGGAGTATTATGGGTCTTGTCCGGAACTTAAAGAAGACATTGACAAATTGGGCAGAGAAAATTTTAGTAGAACTATCTTATCATTACATAAAACAAAGGGCAAAACAAACTTTGAGGAGACCAGACGACTCTTCCTCAATAATGTTCTCACAGAATCCCTTGACAGTGGAGGACCAGCCTTCTACAATAGCAATATCCTCAACAGGTACTTCCGAAAAGATTATTATGGAAACAACGACTGAAGATATTGTTGCACATGTGAGGAGTTGGTCTCTTGATCGCGCTGCAGATATGAGTATCAGTAAAGAAGATGCTCGTGCAATTCTTGCTGAGTTTTATGAATGGATTGAACCTGAAGGTGATGAATTAGAAATCGTTTCTCTAGAACCAGAAGATTGACAAAGAATAAATAAAAACTTATAATGCTAAAATCCCTGTTATGAGCAGGGTTTTTTATTATGAGAATTTGAGGATTGATTTAGAGCCGTGGGGTCTGCCCTCTGAGAAGAGGGAAGTGCGCTTTCCCTATACGGATGTAGAGTTCTATTAATTTTAATGCGTAACTACTTTACTGTAGCCCTCTTGCCTCTTCTGGCAACGGTTACAACCACAACGGCAACACTGCCATCATCTGCCACTGCTCCTTCATATTCCATTATTAAGGAGTTTGAAACAGAGAAGACAGCAATCCGCGAGGTTGCTCCCGAAAAGCCAAAAGAGAAAAGGCTAATTTGTAAAGGGTGTAATGAACATGA